CACATGCCGATTACATCAGCGACTATGTGCAGGTAGAGCTAGGCATCGGTGCCGGCCGCTACACCACGCAGGATGGTCGTTGGTATCAGCAAGGCTTGCCCGATGGCAATAACCACCTTTCCACAAAGCCCCCGGCATTCTCTGCCGGCTTTACCGGTCCGCTCATCACGCGCGGCCGGTGGGGCGTTGACTGGCATGCGGAGTATGTCAATTTGGGGCGCGCGGCGGCATCGTGCGATTGCACGCCGCTCGACGTGAATTACAACGCTCGAAACCATACCTACACGCCCACGGTTGCAGTACCGCGCGCATACTTCACTGGTGACGGTAGTTCGCAAGGCGTCGCGTTGACGCTGGAATCGTATTACTGGATTGGCGGGTTCAGGCTGGGTGCCGAACTCGGCGCATACGTGCACCGTGATAGTTGGTCCGATACGGTCTATAACTGGCAACTGCCAGGTTCGGCAGGACCGTCAACGCTTGTTCTGCAAGACAAGTATTGGTCGGTTGCGCCTGTTGTTGGCGCGTCGGTTGGTAACGGTCGGTTCACGTTGAGCTATCGTCACTATTTCATGCGGTTCAATAGCCAGAACCGGAGCATCCCGCCGTTGTGGAACGATGCCGACGTTATCGAAGCAAAGGTTAAATTCTAGGCAGTAGTTTTTACCGTTGTTAAGTAGCAACATAGTCGTAACCGTTACCGTTAGTAACGGTTTTATGGTAATATGTAAGCTCACTACCAAATGGGGGTAAGGTGAAGAAGTGGAGACCGGAACTGTTGGTGATGGACTGTGAAGATACAGCGTATCAACCCGAAGACCGCGAAGGGAAGAAACTGGCAAAGCAAGTAACGATGTTAATCAACAAGTATTTGTATTTCAGCCGTATGCATAAATCGCGTCTACCGATTCAGTACGCGCCGCCGGGTCAAATGCCGATGTGCCGATGTGTGATGAGACCGCTAGACCCGACAGAATAAGCAGTATCGCCGGACATGATTAGCCCATTGGTTACAATGGGCTATTTTCATTTGTGGGATAACAATCATGTTCGGATGGTTCAAGCGCCCGGTGAGTGCGCCCCCGGAAGTAACGCACAAACAATCCCGTGGATCACTGTTCAGCACGCATGCCGGCGACGAGTTGCCGGTTGGCAAGGCACGTGAGATTACCGCGCGCCTGGCGGATGTATGGGGCAACTATCTCCGTGCGTACATGCCGCGCACAGCCAGCATCGGTACGGGCGACAACAACGACGGTGATAACTCGCTTAAAGCGGCGTACACGTTCGGCCAACCGAATATGTCGGATGCGCTGTTCCAATACTTCGCGACGCAATCTTTCATCGGTTCGCAAATGTGCGCGATTCTGTCGCAACATTGGCTAATCAAAAAGATTTGCATCACGCCGGCACGTGACGCGATCCGGCAGGGATACGAAATCGTCAACGAGGTTGGCGAAAAAGCGCTCGAAGATGACGTTGTTGCAGAGTACGCGAAGTACGATAAGGCGTTCAAGATTTACACGCATCTGTTGAACTACGCGTTTCACGGTCGCAAGTTCGGCATCCGCGTTGCCGTGCCAATCATCAATTCGCCCGACCCCGACTTTTACGAAAAGCCGTTCAACCCTGACAGTATCCGCCCCGGTGCGTTCAAGGGTTGGTTTATGCGCGACCCGTACTGGATGAGCCCCATCCTATCGCCGGAAGCGGCCGGCGATACAACCTCACCTGATTTCTATGAGCCTACGTGGTGGCAGATCAACGGCGTTAAGTATCACCGCTCGCATCTGTGCATATTCCGTACCGAACAGCCCGACGACATTCTCAAACCGTCGTATCTGTACGGCGGTATCCCGATCCCACAAATCATCGCAGAGCGCGTTTACGCGGCCGAACGTGTCGCCAACGAAGCGCCGCTGCTCGCGCTTACCAAACGCCTGTATGCGCTCAAGATTGGTGATGTTGAATCGATGATGTTGAACAAGGAAAAGTTCGATAACACGATGGGCTTTATGCAGGACGCCCGCGACAATCACGGCGTTCGCGTTATGGGCAGTGACGATGAAATGCAACAGTTCGATACGTCGCTAACCGAACTGTGGAACGTGATTGAAGGATCGTATGCGATTGCCTGCGCGGCCGGCGATTGCCCGGTTAACAAGATTATGGGCACGTCGGCCGGCGGGTTCAGCAACGAAGGCGGGTACGATCAGGAATCGTATCGCGAGACGCTCGAATCATTGCAGACTCACGACTTGACGCCGTTTCTTGAGCGGCATCACCTGTTGGTGAAACTGGCGTACATCATTCCGAAGTTTGGCGATAAGGGGCGCGCCAACACTACTGTTGCGTGGAACCCGCTCGACGCGCCGACCGCGAAGGAATACGCAGAAATCAACGAAATCAACGCGCGTGCAGACCTGTCGCTTGTGCAGACCGGCGCAGTTAGTGACGCCGACGTAAACGAACGGTTGCGCAACGATCCGAACAGCGGCTACAGCACCATCCGACCAATCGCAGAAGGGGAGCGCGAACCGGTCGGCGGCAATTTTATGGACGATGATCCCGAACTAGGCACGCCGGGTAAAGCCGTTGCCGTAACTGAGGCACCGGACAATGGCGCATCGTCAAGTTAAGGTGATCGGCAAGCGCGCAGCGTGGGCAACGCAATTTAAGGTTGATACGCTGCGCGGAAAGCCGTTGATCGTAGCCGGTCAGATCGGTACGGAGTACGGTGAAACGTTGCTCAAATACATTGAGCGCATGCTTGCTACGGTTGAGCGTGAGTTTGCCAGTCTGACCGCGACGTTTGCCGGCGATAGCACCGGATGGGCGCATGCGATGGATGCAAGCGTAGCGAGTCAGGCGCGCATTCTGTCTAACGCCATGCGGGACAAGTTCTCAAAACTGTTCGCCAGCATCGCACAGCCAGCCGCTGAAAAGATGGTCGAACGTTCATCAAAGGATAGTGCGACAAAGCTCAATGTCAGTCTCAAGGAAATGAGCGGGCAACTGGTGTTGAAAACTGACGTATTCACGGACTCGTTGCGCGACGTGTTGACCGCGACAGTTGCGGAGAACGTTGCACTTATCAAGCGCATCCCTGAAAAGTATCTCGACAAGGTACAAGGCCAGGTGATGCGCTCGATTCAATCGGGCAACGGGCTGGCCGATCTGCAACCGGAGTTGCAGAAGTACGGCGTTCAGGTTCGCAATTGGGCAAAGAATGTTGCACTGGATCAGACCCGCAAGGCATACAACGGCATCAACGCGCAACGGATGCAGGCGTTAGGCGTAAAAGAATTCGAATGGGTACACAGCGGCGGTTCAAACCATCCGCGCGAATATCACCGCGACGTGCTCAACGGTAAAATATTCAGTTTCGATCCCGAAGCGGAAAATTACCTGCCGCATCTGGACGGACCTAACAGCGGTGAGCGCGGCATTCCGGGGCAAGCGCCGTACTGTCGTTGCACGATGCGCCCCATATTCAGATTCGATGATGAGGACTGACCCATGCCATTAAAGAAAATCGCATATTCCGTTGCTAACGATAGCGCTACGGCGGCTGGCGTGGTGTTCCACGCTAACGGCAAAGTGCTGATGATGCAACGGCCAGATGGTACGTGGGGATTTCCGGCCGGTTCGCTGGAAAATGGTGAGACGGCCGAAGCGGCGGCGCGGCGCCAGACCATCGAAGAAACCGGTTACGCGCATCAGGGGGATTTAACCAGCATTGGTATTTTCGACGGTTTCTTTCACGCGTTCTTTGCTGATGTTGAACAGTTCGATCCGTCCATCAACGATGAGCACATGGGGTGCGGATGGTTCCGGCTGGATGAATTGCCGGTTCCGTTGCACGGCTGTAGCGGCAACGTGCTCGCGTGCGTCTTTAACGCTATGGCTGGCGATGCTGCGGAAAGTGCGAAGCAATACGATATTAACGGTTTCTTCGAAGTGATGGATAACCCCGTTTCGAAAGTCGGGGTGTTTCAATATCTCGGAAAGAACATTCCGCAGGAGGTTGCAAAGGGAAATAGCGATAAAGGCTTTGCAGTATATCGTCCAGCGGAAGAACTGGCAGACCCCGCGTGTATTGCGTCGCTGCGCCTGAAACCGTGGATTATCGATCACACAATGATCGGTGACGGAACCGGCGGTACTGTGCAGATCGAAGATAAACAGGCGCGCGGCGTAACTGGTGAGCGTTGCTGGTTCGATCCGGCCGACGATTATGGAACGTTGAAAACCAACATTATGTGTTGGTCTGAATTTCTGGCGCAGAGTATCGCGGCAGGTAAAGACCCGTTGTCACTCGGATACCGCTGTGTATATGAGTACAAACCGGGGGTGTTTAACGGTGTGCCTTATACTTACGTGCAACGGCGCATACGTTTTAACCATCTGGCAACTGTTGACGATGGTCGAATGGGGCCGGAAGTTTCGGTTATGGATGGGTTCTCAACTACGGAGAAATTTCGAATGGACAAGAAACAACGCGAAGCCTTGCTTAAGGCGAAGCAAAAGAGTCTGGTTGGCGTTGTCCGCAATCGCCTGATGGCGTTTGCCGGCGATGCTGCCGAAGCCGTCGCCAAGGGTGAAGACGAAGGCGGCGAAATGGCCGAAGCTGTAAAGACCATCGAACAGGTTGCGCCGCTGCTCGAAGCGCTCGAAGGAATCAAATCCATCGGCGAATCCGACGTGCTCGCACTGGACGAAGAAACCGGCGCGCCGGAAACGCCGGTTGGCGATACCGCGCAAATGCCCGGTGATGAGCGCAGCAAGGCAAACAACGGTCTTACCGGCGACGGCGAAGACCCCGACAAGGACAAACCGAAAGAAGGGAACGGTATGGACGCCGCTGAAATCACGAAGATCGTCAACAAGGCCGTCAAAGACGCAATGCAAGGCGTCGGGCTCGACTCGCGCGAAGTCGTGCGCGTGCTGGCAGATCGCGACATGCTCGCAAAGCAGGTAGGCGAACACATTGCCGATTTCGCCCACGTGTCGGCAACGATGGACGCGGCCGAAATCGCCAAGTACGCGGCCGAAAAGCTCGAAATCCCGGCCGTAACCGGTCAGGAAATCGTAGCCGTGAAAGCGTGGTTGCACAACCGCATTCCGGCGCACAAGCTGCCGACCGCGCACGCTGGCGACTCGTCGGACAAGTCGCGCAAGCCGTCGTTTCTGGAAGCCCAACTCAACGAACGCAAGTAATCGCGGTTTAACACGGAGATTTAAATCATGCCGAACTTTCAACAGACCGTTAATTACGATTACGGTTTTGGCATCGCTGGCGAAATCGTGCGCGACGGTCCGCTGCGCGCACTGCCCGGTTACATCAACAGCGCCGCGCCGGCTAACAACGGCTTCGGCCGCGTGTTCACGCTGAACGGCGACGGCAAAACCGTTGGTGCCGGTGGCACTGGCGCGATTTGGGGCATTCTGGCCAACCCGAAACAGCACGTATCGATGGGCGATTCGGTCGGCCCGCTCGATCCGGTGTTCGTGCTGCCGAACAACGTCACCGCCGATTTCGTGCAGATGGGCAAAATCGTTTGCCCGCTGTTCGGTTCGCATGCTGCGGTGGCCGGCCTGCAACTGCAATACGCTACCGCAACCGGTCTCATCAGCATTCCGGCAACGGCCGGCACGCCGGATTCCGGCAACGTGCTGTTCAATGCGCTTGTGGAAGCGTACGGCCAAACGTCGCAAGGCGGCGCGCTGATTCTGGCCCGCGTGCAAATCTAACCAACGCTACGGAGCGATAAAACATCATGTTGAAATTCACCGCAAAAGACGTTCATCCGGTGCACTCGTCGCTTTCGGCGCGGGACTGGAAACCCATCACGTTGCCGGAAGAAAACGTTGCGGATTTCCGCGAACTCGCGCAAGTCGGTATCGGTTTCGATCACGCGTATCTGGCGGAAATCGTCCAGGCGTTGAAACTGTCGGCAACGATGGATAGCAACGATGTTGGCATTCTGCCGACGCCGGGGCAAATTCAGACGACGGCCGCGATTCCGTCGCTGGTGCAGTTCCTGCAAGCGTGGATGCCGGGATTCGTCAACTTCATCACGGCGGCGCGCAAAATCGATGAACTCGTCGGCCTGAGCACCATCGGTTCGTGGGAAGATGAACAGATCGTGCAGGGTATGCTGGAACCGACCGGCAACGCGATCCCGTACGGCGACTACAGCAATATCCCGCTCACGTCGTGGAATGCCAACTTCGAATGGCGTACCGTAGTGCGCTTCGAAATGGGTATCCTCGTCGGCCTGCTCGAAGAAGCGCGCGCCGCTCGCATGCGCATTTCGTCAAGCGGCGAAAAGCGCGGGCAGGCTGGCCGTGCGCTCGATATCCAGCGCAACCGCGTCGGTTTCTACGGTTACAACGACGGTGCTGGCCGCACGTACGGTTTCCTGAACGATCCGGTGCTTCCGGCCTATACCACGCTACCGAACGGCGCTACGTCGGGTTCGCCGGCATGGTCGGGTAAGACATTCAACGACATCACGG